CTGTGTTTATGAATTCCATTTGTGATTCGTCGCGTGTATTGTCATTTGAGTATAACGCGTAGCCCACATTAATCCTCTGATCTGCACCTGTAGGTTGTGTTGTAAATCTATAAGTGGCTTCCCACTTAAACTCTGCAGTAGTCACTTGATTCTCTGGCCACCCTGTGCTATCAGCTGCATATTCTCTAATAAATGTTACATCATTTGCAAATGTACACGGTGTCATGTTAATGCCTGCAAGATTAACTGACGGTGGCTGTGTGATAGGCTTAGCCTCTAGAGCTCTAGCAGTACCACTAGCAATTATTTCAAAAGTCTTACCACTCTCTAAGAATGCTCCAGTATAAAAGCATGTTTGAAACAGGCCTTGTGGATCGTAAGTAGGTGGGATTTGACTAATGACTTGACCAACAGGATCTGGTTCTGCATAGGCACCCGGAGCAAACCCACCAATCATGACCACATTCTCTGCAATCGGTGTGATACAATCATTAAGTGCTAACGGCAATTCCATCTCTAGGGTTGCTGTCATGCCCGCTACTGTATCTTGGAATCTCTCTTTAAATGGTGTTAGGTTTACATTTAGTGTTAGGTCAAAGTCCTGATATGGCTTAGAGAATCTTAGGTTAGCCAGTATATCATCGATGTACTGTTGGCAATCAGACTGTACCTTAAGGTAGTCTGCAAACCCGTTAGTCGGGTCCTCTTGTGCTACGTCCATTACTATAAGGTTAAACCTGTAAGTAACTGTTTGTCCTGTTCTAGTTGACTGTGTTGGATTAAGGAATGCGTATGGGTAGTTTACTCTGGTACCCTCATCTACAGTCTTAATGTCTGTGAGTGCTCCATACCCAAAGTCTTGTAGGATATAGTGTCGGTTGACCGTAGCCCCAATGCTATCTACGAGTTCTTTGTAAGTCATATTGTCTTCTTTGTTTTAATTTCTGTTCATTCTCTTCCATTACCTTTTCCTTTTGTAAGGCCATGAAGTTAAGTACTTTCTTTAGTGGTTGCTCTGTGACATGGTCTATATGTAATATGTTATCATGTGCCAGCGATACAATCACCTTGTACCATGAGCGGGCTATCGATAGCTTGTCCTTGACCTCAGTGTCTCCATTGATCTCTGCTTCGTCTAGGTCTTTATCAGTAAGTCCGAACAAGACCTTATATTGTCTATAAGTGTATGTACGGAATTGTGCAAACTTATCTATGGCCCACATAGCCTCGTCAGCCCACTTGGCATCCGGTGCTATTAAGCCTACTATATCTAAGAAGTGTTTGTCTAACCCTAAGGCTAAGTATACATCTAGATCTACGAACTCACCAAACGTTAGTGACTCTAGGTCCAGTGTCTTACACTCCTGTCTATCATTCATTGACTTCACAATCATTGCGATTGCCAGGGTCATTGCCTCTTCGTTCGCCTTAGTCAATAAGGCTATTGGTGCGCCAGTTAATTGTGACACTATCATTGGATAGTATTTAGGATCTTCCCAGTCAAACTGTAGTGCTGCATGGTATTGCTCCACTGTAAGTCTTTCGGGGATCTTATACTTGTGATTGTTAATATTAATTGTGACCATCTACTTAGAAATATAAATTATAGTTAATATGAATTACCGCGGCCCATGACAGCATAGGTACCCAGTGTTTTGTTTTGCTTACGGTTGTAGTTTGCAATTGCCAGTGAGATCACACAGTCATCGTGTAACCCACTTGGATGGCCGTACCTGATGTTACGGGTCTTCGGATTATATTCATACGTAAACACTTCGAGCTCGCTTAGAAGCGGTGCAAATGTAGTAGCATCCGGTATACCAATGGTGTCCTCGTTCATGTCAAGTATCAGGCCTTCGATGATTTCATTCTTAGATTTACTTGTAGTCATAAAGGGATGTGTATCAGCCCATTGCTGTTTGACTTGCTCGAAGATTACATCACCTATGGAGTTGACCTCTATCATTACTGTGGCATTGTAACGCTTTACTCTTGTAATGATCTCTCTTGTCATTGTAGTCCACTCTTGTGCATTGGCTCTATAGATGTCAATGACCTTGCCTTGTGCATTCATAAACGTGGCTACGGTGAAGTCTTCTTGCTTACCTAGATCTACTCCGCAATAGATCTTTGAGTTGTTCTGGCCCCATGTAGGCATTACATTACTCTGTAGGTTTGAGAAGACCTCACCTCCACTGTCAATAAATTTGGCTAGGTATTCTTGTTGGAAGACATTAGGTGGTAGGGTTCTCTTTGCATCTTCTATCTCTTCTGGGTTTATGTATGGTGTATCGTATGAACTACCTGTATATGCTTTATAGTTATCGTAATCGTTTGAGCGCGCGAGTTGGTATAACTCATGAAACCAGTTCTTGCCTTTCGGCGTAGAGATGAACAAGACTTTCTTACCACGTACTAAGAAGACTGGCTTGATTGCTTCTTTCCATGCATCCTCTTTCATAAAGGCAGCCTCATCTAAGATACCATAGTCTACTGTTAGACCTCTTATGTTATCATACTTCTCTGCTGATCTAAAGATGATCTCACTACCATTCTTTAATCTAATATAGTTATCTGAGTAGTTACAGTTTTTAACAATGCCTGATGCGCCGATGGCCTGCATTAGTTCTTTCTGTACCTTAGTAGTCTGCGAGTAGACTGGTGACACCCAGAGTACTTTCACTGGTCCGTTGTTAATCATCCAATACAGAGAGAGGTTGATCGCCATTAAGGACTTGCCAAACTGACGACCAACACAAGCAACATGGTATTTAGCTGAGCTGCCAATAATATCATTGACCATGTCTCTCTGTTTAGGATGTGGTGTAAAACCAGTGTAATTCATTTACTCGTCTATTCTGTTAACGTCATCATTTATATCAGGTCCGAATGAGAACTTAATATCTTTAAATAGATCTTCACCATCTTGTCCAGTGATTTCTTGTCTTGCTAACTTAGGTATAATATATTCAGATAGCTTTAGCATTAAGTCCATTGCTTTTGCTGGATCTTCTTGTGCTGTTTGCATTAACCATCTATTCATATTATCTAAGTTATCTTCTGTTAACTTTTGATAAGCTTCTCTAATAAGTTTTGTATTCTTATTCTTTGTGCCTTTTTTACGGCCGGCGCGATTGATGTTCTCATCGCCTCCTCTAAACTCTCCCATCTTCTTTAAGTGTTTTATTTAAGGTTTTAATTGTTTGTTTAGCTATCTCGAAAGACTTAGCCTTCATAGTAGCTACAGGGAAGTCATTCTCATTAAGAGTATACTTACCTGTCTTTGTTTCGTAAATTGTGTATGATTTCATATTCTATCTTTAATCTTTTTTTAATGTTAAGTACACAACGGCCACAAGACGACACAGGCTTGTTATCTCCAGTTATCCTGTTGTAAACATCATATAGCTCTTTGGCTTGCTCTTGTGTCATTCTAACGTTACCCAGTAATGTGTAATTGTTATGTAACCAGTCGTAATCTTCGTTTGTCATAATAGTATTTTTAAATATAATTCACTAATAATTGATGCTAGTGCTGCATATAAGATACCTTCGTATCCATATAGAAATATAAAAGGTCCGACATTTAACCAAAAAGTTAAACACATATTACATTTCATTGGTTTATCTGGCATCCAGTCAAACTGACTAAAGAACTCTGCACCTAAGTGACCAAGCCCTGCTGCTCCTAATATCATTAATATTAATTCCATATCTCCATTGTTTGTTTTATATAGTCTTTACATTCTTTTACTGCTTGACTAATAGTTGTACGTGGTATATTAGTTATACGTGATAGTTTAGAATAGTTTGGCTCTGCTAACCACATTTGAAATAGTTTAACTCTAAACCACTGTTCTATTGTATCTGCTTCCATATCTTCCATTATACCCTGGATTGATTCTATCTTTAAGTCCCATTCTATATCATAGTCTTCATCTGCTATTCTTTCTGCTGTTTTATCGTAAAGCTCATGCACGCGCCCAGATTGACGATATAACTTATGATAAGGTGATGTACCAGAATGAAAAGATCTATGAATGATACCACTTAAGAATAACATACCCTGACCTTTGTCTACTATCTCCTGTCCTCGCTTATGTTGCATAAACTGTTCTATAGCATAATGTGCTACATCTTCAGCCTCTTGCGATTTACATATACGTTTAGACATTAGTATAATTTTATCGTAGTTATTAGTCAGGAATGTATTCAAAGTAGTCAAATATATCTTTCATTATTGCACACTCTTCGTATGCTTCTTCGCGTAATGCGATTTCGTATCTAAATGCCATTAAGGCTAATGCCTCTTCTACATCATTCATACTCTCGTCTAAGTATTTCTCTAACATAATATCACGGAAGCTTTGTCTAGTCTCTTCATCTGCTTTAAAGTAAACACCTATTATCTTCCATGCCTTTTTCTTCATTGCTATCATTTCTTATACCCACTTCTACTAGTATAATTAAATACTTCTCTATCAAATCTATACATAGGTGTGTATGCAGGTCTACGTTCTTTATCTAAGCTTATATTATCTGGTTCTAATAAGTTATAGTTACTACAGCCCATTAGGTATGACCATCTAAGTTGTGCACCATGCGATGTTATTTTTACAATCTTTGTACCAGTTCTAATTGAATTCATATAAAATACAAAGTGTTCACGTGACAGTTTAGCTATCTTGCAACATTTTATATCTATGTGATTCATTAGTACTTCATGTATGTTGTTTTCTTCTCTATTAACTATACGTCTTATATCAGAACCGTATACATCTAATGGTTTACCTGTTAGACTATACTCAATAGATATTCTACGTAAGAAAGCAAATAACATGCAAATGCCTTCGTCGTCAGTGTTTACCCAGTTAGGTACTTTAATTTGTATCTCCATGTTATATTTATCCTCTTAACTTTTTCAACATATCTTGTAC